GTCTTCCCGAGCGTGGGTGGATGGAAATTAACCTGTCAGCCAAAAATATATTCGGCTCGGCCTCAACTGCAGAGCTCGCAGATCGCGGTGCTAATATACACGAGCAGCAACATTTCATACGTTATCTGCGAGGCGCCATCGACCTATTCTACGGAGCCAACAAACTGACCATGCGCTACGACCAGTTCGGCTGGAAGGATAACGACACGGCCTTTCTCTACGGGCTCGATCTCTATGGCCCCGCTGGTGTGACGCGCGTCATGGGCAACGACGAGCTGCAGGTGCGCTGCAAGGAAGATTGGGTAGGACCATGCAAGGGAGGCGATCTTGAAGGATGGAAACAGGCTGTCAACGCGCTATTTGCTGCAGGATGTGAGCCTCAGTCTGTCGCGCTACTCGCAAGTTTTGCAGCGCCTCTTATGCGATTCCAAGAGCGTGACGAGGGAGGAGCGATTATCCATCTTGTCACCCGTGAGTCTGGCACAGGAAAATCTACGGCGCTTATTGGTGCGGCTTCCGTATGGGGACGACGAGAAGGGCTCGGGCTCACCAACGAAGACACGAAAGTCTCAAAAGCGCTCACGCTCGGCGCGCTCGGCAACCTCCCCGTCGTCTACGACGAAATAACGCTGCGCGACCCCGAGGCCATCCGCCAGTTCGTCGTCAACTTCACCAACGGTCGCGACAAGATGCGCGCGACCCGCGCTGGCGCCATCCACCATACGGCCTCGACGTGGCAGACCATTCTGATCTCGGCCGCCAACTCCTCGCTTGTCGACGCGCTGTCGGTGCAAAACAACCCCGAGGCGCCAGCCTACCGCATCATGGAGTTCTCACTTGATATCCCCAAGGGCTACGAGCAGGGCGACCGGCTGCGCAAGGGGTTGCGCAACAACTCAGGTCATGCAGGAAAGGCGTTCCTCGAATGGCTAGTGCAGCCGGGCAATCTCGCTTGGACGAAAGCGACACTGCAGCAGGTCACGCAGCAGACCTGGGACCGGACGGGATTCAGGTCAGAACACCGCTTTTGGGTTCGTACGCTTGCAGCCATTGCCGTTGCCGGCGTGATCGTCAAGCAGCTTGGGCTTGTCGAGTTCTCCGTCGAGCGCATCATGGCTTGGCTCTTTGAGGCGATGGGGGCGCGTGATACACAGCACGTCCGCGAGTGGGCCATGCCCGCACTGGCTGAGTTCTTAAACGACAATATCCACGACGCGCTGATTATGACTACCGCCTACGTCCCCGGTCACAAGCAGCGCCCGCTGCAGGAGTTCCGCGGGCATCGGCTCTCGATGCGCTTTGAGGTCAACAACAGCCGTTGCCTGATTGCGTCGACGGCACTGCGCGAGTGGCTGGTCAAGCGCGAGCTTGGCTACCAGGAGATGCTGCGGGCACTGGAGGCGCAGGGCATCGTGACGCGAAAGCGCATGCAGGCGACGCTAGGAGCCGGCACCGACATCCCCGGAGGGCAGGTGTGGTGCGTAGAGATCAACACGGCGCACGAGGCGATCTCCGGTACTGTTCTGCCGAAAGCCGAGAATGTCGTGCCGATGCAGCAGAGAGTTTCACTTTGAGAGTGCAAAATGGATGCGATGGCTATAACGCTCGTCGAACTAGCGGAAGCTAAAGACAAAATTGCACGGCAGGATCAAGCGATCTTTTCCGCCTATCTCGGTATCATAGTTCTAAAAACTATGTGCAAAAAGGTGAAGTTAGCGGCGGGTGAGCAACGGTGCGATGATTTACTAATTGAACTGGATAAAGCCTTTCCCGACATAGCTTTGGCTGCGCGTTCAACATTGAGGCGGAAACCATGAATGAGCATGTGCGTTGGGCGGTTTCCCGATGGGAAACCGAAGTAAAAAATAGGCCGTTGCAAAACATCCATCGTCGTTCGTTGGATACAACCTGGCGACAAGTTATTCGGCATTTTGGCGGCGATGATGTTGGTCTATGTGGGTTGCCGCACGATGAACTTTTAACGCTCAATGAATCACTGCCTCAACCAGCTTCATCGGCAACCGCTTCTCCTCATCCTTGATGATCTTCAAGAGTTCCGGTAGACGGTCGAACCGCTGCTGCTGCATCACGCCCTCGTCGACGCGAAGCTGCGTGTTGAGCGCTGTCTGCACCGCGCCGGAGAGAACGCGCAGGGCGGCAAGCCAACCTTCCTCGCTCTCGTAGCTACCCCGGTCGACGGCGAGCTTGAGCAGTTCGAGGAGCTTGTCGGCGCCGCGATCGGCACCGTCCTTTATCCTTCCTGCGAGTACATTAGGTTCGTCGCGCGGTTGCGGATATGGTTCGACAAGCGCCTTAGTTTCTTGCAAAGAACCAGCGGGTATTTCAACAGTATCTAGACTTTCAAGCTTTATTTCCTGCTTGACATCCTCATTTTTTGTGAGATGTTGGGCAGCAAGCCTTTCAAAAAGGTCCACGGGGGTTCACTCCTATGGTTTACGATCCAGAATACCAAAAACAGTATCGAAAAACAAACAGCGCGCGTCTCAAGCTTCAGCATGCCGACGACTATCAGAGAAATAGAAAGCGCTACCTAGCGAAAAATACTGAATGGCGCAAAAACAATCTTGCGCAGATGCGTGCTAAGTCTGCAGGACTTGCCTTTAACATAACGGTTGCGGACATCATGATTCCTACACACTGTCCTGTGCTCGGTCTTAAACTGGTAGGTGTAAAAGGCAAACGCGTGCCTACAGCGCCTTCTTTAGACCGCTTCGACAATAAATTAGGGTACGTTAAAGGAAATGTGCGCGTCATTTCATGGCGTGCAAATATGCTTAAACGTGATGGAACGCTTGAAGAATTTGAAAAAATTGTTGCCTATATGCGCAACTAGCCGTACTGCAGATCTATAGCGTAGCCGTGTGCTTGAATCTTCGGAAGTTGTTTTGCTAATTTTTTACCAATGTCCGTACGCCATTGAGGACTGTTGGGCACTGTCAAGCGCTCCAAGCGACGGTAGCACGTCAAAGCCGCGTCCTTCACCGTGTCCGCTATCGCCGTCATCACCAGCACGTAGTCCCCCGCCGTTACTGGCTGCGGGGTGCTGACTATATTGCCGTCCACTGTGATCGGCGCCGGCTGGATCGCCATCTCGCACGGGTGGACGTGCTGCCACAAAGAGCCCTTCAAGCCGTAGATCGGGATGCCCGCCACTTCCCGGCCCGTCATTTTCGAGTACGGATAGTCCGGTATGGACATGACGACGCCGCAGGCGATTTTGTCGAGCAGAATGCTGCGCGAATCCACTCCACTCGCCAGATCCATCAGCCATTGCGCTACGTCTCCTTGGCACAGCGCCGTCTGCAGCATGAACGCCGGCCAGCCGAGCCGTGTCGTGAACTCAAGCGGCCAGGCGTGACCCTTGTCGTCGATGATGCAGTTGACATCAATATCGCCGACATAGCCCACCTTTTCAAGCACGCTGGTCAGCGGCAGCAGCATCTTGCGGGCGAGCTTGGAGCTCCGCACGTAGCGCAGGATGGTGCCTTGCTCGCCGGTTGCGGGGCCAAGATCGCCGTTCATGAACTTCTTGAACTCGAAATTTTCCTCAAAGCCCTCGTTCCAGCCGCCAGGGCCGAACCAGCCGGCAACGCCCATCTCGGTTCCGGCGACGAACTCCTGCAGAACAAAGGGCGTCTTGAGCTTGTTGAGTTTCTTCCAGCGCTCCAGCATGAACACCATATCGTCGGGCCCGGAGGAGACGTAGGATAGCGACTTGTCCTTCTCGAACTCGCCGGTAGGCTTGGAGACGTAGCGCTTCATGCGCTTCTTCACGAATTGTATCGCAGTGTCATAATCCGTGAACTCGGTCACAGGGATGACGGGGATGCCGGCTTTGCGCAGGATCTCCTGCCCGACCTGTCGGTTGATCTCCCACTGCGCGGTTTCTTGCGACGCGGCGATCACCTTGCCGCCCGCGGCGCGGTGCGCGTCGAGGTCGCGAAGATAAATTGAGTTGTCGCAGGCGACGACGAGGTTCGACCAGCGCAGCCACTCGCGCGGGTCGGGCACGACCTCGACGAAGCCCTTGCCGCGCAGCTTGGCCTTTTCGTTGGGCTTGATAGCGAGCTTGACCTCGTGTCCGTCTTTTTGAGCGCGGATGGCGAGGTCAAGACCGCTCGACCCTTCCGGGTCAACGATCAGTAGTCTCATCAGGCTTTCGCTGCAGACGGCGTGGCTGCGGGGGTGTTGGCTGTGACTGCCGCGGCGATCGCGGTGTCGTTGGCTTGCAGCGTAGTCGTTAGCGCGTTGAGCGCTGCCTGCGTCGCGGCGTCGGTCGAGCCGGCCGAGATTGCGGCAATCTGCGCCACGAGGTTCGTCACAAGTTGCTCGATCGAAGCGTCAACGGTGGTGTTGTTGGCGACTTCGGCGGTCAGTGCAGTGAGGTCTATAGCCATTTTGGCCTCCTGTTTGAGAAGCTGGTTCAGCTTGCCGATGATGACAAGCTGATTAGCGTGGAGAGTTTCCAGTGTTATATAGTTACACACTGGCTTTTAACAATCGTTTCTCGCGGGCTTTGCCAGCGCGCTTGACTGCACCTGGGTTGCCCATCGTCGGCTTTTCAGCCAGCGTGTCGGTTTGCTTCAGGGCGCCGCGTAGCGCCTTCGGCGATTTTTGCATTTTACGTTTCATTCCTGTGGTCCTCCGTACTGCCGCTGTAGATTGCGTTCGCCGCGTTCCTTGTCTTTCCACTTGCGCTCACGCACGGCTTTCATGGTGCGCTCGTAACCTTCCGGGTCTTGAACATACTGCGGCGATTGCCGAATGCCTAGAGCTTCTTCAGGCCAGCTCATGTGCGAGCCACGCTTTTCGCCCTGCATGAAGCGCTGAACGCTGATCGGATCGACCCCGCCGACGACATGATCGAAGTAGTCCTTGAGCCACTGCGGCGCGGTCGGGTCGGGATGCACAAACGGCTGATCCTTCCAGTCTTGTTTGCGCATTAGGTCGATGCCGGTACGGATGAGTGGATTAGCCTTGTTGTATATTTCTTGCGAGATCGGGGTATTGCCGGCAAGCATATTGTACCACCCGAAAATCTCCTTCTCGTCGCCAGGGAGAAGGGCAGTCTCCGGTACCGGGGTGCTCCTGCCCTGCTTCCCAGAGCCAGGCACCATGCCACCTGTCCGTGGGGCCATGAGATCGTGCGGGCTCTCTGGCGGCTTGCCAGTCTTCAGGTATTGATAGATGGCGTTGACCGTTGCGACAGCCATCGGAAAGGCGACGACGTAGGCGACGCGCGGATCATAGTCAGCCGAAGCGATGTCGAGCCCTTTGCCGAAGGTCTTGGCTCCCGCCTGCATGCCGCCGAGGATCTCGCGTATTTTGCCGATGTTCCAAGAATAGGACAGCATGCCGATCGAGGCGACCTGCTTCGCCGTCGTCTTCCACATGATGTTGTCGTTAATCATCTCACCGAGACGGTTATCCACCGAGTCGACGATCTTCGACGCTACCGCAAGCTGCTCGTCGTAGGACGCATGCGGATTGGCTTCAAGCCACGCTCGCATGGTGTCGGCCCAAATGCCGTTTTTCAGGAGAGGAATGTAGTGCTTGAACAGCGGCTCAGTGAAGCTGTCCATCACCCTTCCGATGGAGTCGATGACAAACAGCGCGCCTTTGAGCACTGGCCGCTTGGCTTCGCCAATCTCGCGTAGGCCTTGCCGCATCTCGTGCTTGAGCGAGCGGCGGCGCCATGCCGAGAAGTAAGAGCCAGCGCGAGAAAACTCGTAGTCGATCGCGTGCGCCTTGCCAGTGCCGCGGCCTCCTGCTTCGGCGTAGAGCTTGGAGAGCCGCCGAAAGTCGGGCGAGCCTGGCACACGGCCGAGATAGACCTGCTGCAGCTTGCGACCGGTACCGAACGCGCGGGTGATGGGGGCAGCGAGCGCCGTCGCATGCCCTACTACGCCCTTGCCGAGCATCGTGCCGCCGCGCAGGATCTCAGCGCCGTCGCGCTTCCAGGCACCCTTAGCGACCGTCTTAGCGCCGCCGACGATCTGGCTAAGAGCACGGGCGAACTCGGAGTGAATGGCGTGCTTCGCCATCGCGATATGGTGAAAGCCGGAGAAGCCGAGCACAGTCTGTGTGATCGTATTGGATGCTAGTCGAAAGGCGTTGTAGGCATCGCGCCAGTCGCCACCAATGCCCTGATGGATATGGTTGTTCCAAATGCGCGCCCAATCCTCCGGCGCATGAGCCTGCATCTGCCCGACCGGCGTTTGCCGTTGCGGGATATGCCCTTCGAGCGGCACCCATCCTTCCGGTATGTGCTTCGAGCCGGGGCTAAAAAATTTCACGTCGCCCGCTTGCTTGCCGGCTTCCAGCATCTCGTTCATGGCGATGTAGCGGTCCATGCTGGCGGTGTAGCGAAGCGCGATGTCGATCGGGTTCGTCGTGACGGGCTGAAGACCAGCCTGGATGCCTTCGGCAATCGTCGGGATGACACGCTTTTTCAATGACCGTGACGAGCCCTGCTTGCCCATCCAGTTATTGACAAACACGCGCGCCTTGACTGGATCGGTCCAGTAGTGGGTCACATAGTCTTCGAGGAGGTTCGCGTTGTGAGTACGCGGGCTTGCCTCGATCTTTTGCCTGCGCAAATTCATCGCATCGCGGAATTGGTCGGCGAAGCCTTGCAGCTTCGGGTCGGGCACGCGCGCACCCTGGCTGCGGGTTTCGATATAATTGAGCAAGCCAAGCTGCTGTTGCGGCTGCAGCGCGTTGATTTGCCGCTCGCTCTGCCGCAGCGCGGCTTGCGTCTGCGCCGTGTCTTGCGCCGCTGTGCCGGTCGCAGTGCGCAGTAGCGTCTGTCCGCGCTGCGCCTCTGGCGACACTGTGCCGGGCGACAGGAGCTTGCGGAATAGCGATGATTCTTCCGGTACAGCGGGAGGTTTACCGGCACCAACGCGTCCACCGGCGAGACTTAGTGCCGTTCCCATCACATCGGCAGGCGACTCAAGTGGCAGGAGTTGGCCTTGCTGTTGCGCTGTCTTTAAGCTCGGAGCCATCTCCTCGATCTTGGCGCCTGCCGCCGTGATCGGGGCGCCGACGATCTGCATGAAGCCGCTGAGAAGCTGCGGGACGGCAGTCGGCATGATACCGGGCTCGGTCACGGCCTTTTTCATCTGCTCGGCACCCTTGCCGACCTCCTCCTTCGCCGTATCGACAAAGCCCTTCTGCTTCTGAATAAGGATCGGGTTGCCATGCTGCCCGGCGGTCTCGGGCGAGGGCTGCGGGGCGAGGCCGGTCTGTGGTTGTCCGAGTTGCTTGACCCGGCCTTCGATAAGAGGGGCCATCTGCTCGCGTGTGAACGACTTGGGAAAATTAAACGTGCCGTAGCCGGGCACATCGACGCTTTGGAAGTCGTCGGGCATTTATTGCCATCCCTGTCCCGGCACGTAGGTGTGCGAGTCGCCTTGCGGCGCGGGCTTAGAAGATTGTTCTCCCGAGAAGCGATCGCCGAAAGATCCTTTCTCGCCACCGCCCTCCATCATCTTGCGCATGTCTTTGATCTGGCTCTCGTAGAATGTCTGCTCCTCGTCGATCAACTTCTTGCGCTCCTTGGGGTCCATCGGCGTGCCGCCGGCAGCGGCGGATGAAATGATCTCCTGCGCTCGCTTGTGCTGCGCTTCTACGATCGAACGCCATTGACCGATCAAATTACGCTGGTTGCCCTGTAGGATCTGTCGCTGAAGGTTCTGCTTCTTTACTTCAAGTTCTTGAAATTGATGGTCCTGCCGCCACTGCTGCGCACCCTCTAATCGGGTCTCACGCTGCTTCGACACGTCAATGCGCTCTTCGCCTTGCTCAAGGCGCTGCTGCCCTTGGCCGACCTGCTCGGCGCGAAGCTGGAGCCCGATCTGCCGCCATTGCTGCTGTGCCTGCTGGTTCATGATCGGCAGGAAGCGGTCGACCGCGGCGGCGATGACGCGGGGGTCTTTAATGCCGGGGTTAGACTTGACCACGCTCTGCACGACCGTCTTCCAGTCGAGCTGCGGCTGACCGCCGCCAGGCGGCATTCCCGGCTGTGGTGCCCCGCCCTGTGGCTGCATACCGGGCTGACCCCCCGGTTGCGGGGCCATGCCTCCCTGTGGAGGGCCTTGCGGCGCCATAGCGGGCGGCATGGGCTGCGCGCCGGGCATCGGGGCGGCCGAAGGAGGCCCCATCTGCGGAGGCGCCTGGGGAGGCATCTGGCCGCCTTGAGGGGGTGCAGCCGTGCTCTGTAGCCGCTGCAGGATTTGGGCGATGATGTTGCCCTGCCCCCCGCCAGGCTGACCGCCCATTCCCGGCTGCGGAGGTTGCCCCGGCTGCGGCATCCCGCCCATTCCCGGTTGACCGGGGGGCGGTTGTCCAGGCATCGGCTGCGCGCCGGGCATCGGCGCATTAAACATCGTCATCAGCGCGTTGCCGGCGGCGGCTTGCGCTGCGGCGTCTATCTGACCTGCGCTGATCTGCTGTGCGCCTTTGGCACCGCTCTCAAATGCCCCGGCTAAATCCCACGGCTGCGGCATAGCGCACTCACAAGAACATGCTAAGGCCAGCGAGCCCTAGACCACCGGCCGCCAGCGTACCGTATTGATTGAACGCAAGCTGCGACTGATTGAGGCCAGTCTGCGCCGTCTGATTTGCCACGCTCGTCGTCTGGTTGCCAATACCGAGGTACTGGAGCAAATCGGAAATCGGCATGTTGGCGATGTTTGCTCCCTGCCCACCGATGCCGAGGAGCTGCGACAGCGCCGTGTCCTGCCCGGTGCCGATGCCTGAGTAGGTCGCGTACGGGATGGCGGAAGTCTGCGACAGCGTTGTCGGCGCCTGGCTCATCATGTTAGTGCCGGTCTGCGCCGTCTGCCCAAGCGTGTTGATAGTGTTCGCGCCCGTCTGCTCGCGCTGAAGCTGATTATTTTGCCATGCGATGTTGAAATTGCCGAGAGCCTGATCGGCTACGCCCGCGCCGTACGGCGTTGCGCCGACGCCCGAGGCGGCGTTCTGCGCGTTCACCTGCTGCTGCGTCAAGTTCTGCTGCTGCGCATAGAGCGCGTTCTGCGGGTCGAAGGCGTTCTGCGCGACCTGCTGCGCGTAAGGAACGGTCGTGTTGACCAGTCCTGCGCCCGTGTTGTACTGCGTGTTCGCCGCGCCCGCGCCCATGTTGGCGGCGCCCGTTGCCCCCGTCATCGCTCCCGTAGCGTACGGGTTGTTGTAAAGGTTCTGCGCCGTCTGCTGCGCTTGCGGCAGCACGCTCGACCCAAGCCCGCCGTAGGTTGAGCCAAGCTGGTTTGTCTGTCCGTAAGCGTTGCCGAACGCCTGGTTCATGTTTGGCGCCTGGATCATGCTCGGGGTCTGTACGCCGGAGGCAAGACTCATAATGACCTCGTGTAGCCGACTTCCACGGCCTTGTAACCGAGCCGCTCGAACACCTTGCCGAGCCGCTGGTTAGCCACGTCGCGGGCGATGAACGTCTCCTTGACGCCCCACTCGCGCAGGCAGTCGAGGTTGTGACGCAAGAATTTGACTGGGAACCAGCCGAACCGATAGGGCTTGTCGAGGAAGATCGCGTTAGTGATGCCGTAGCAGACGTTCTTATACATCAGGTGCGGCCCCACGATGTTGAACGCGAAGCCGATCAGGGACGAGGCATCGCGTGCCGTCACCACTCGCAAGTCTCCTGCCGCCGCCATGCGGAACATCATCGGCCAATTCGGGTCGGCCACGACCCCTTCGACCCTCGGAAACTCTCGACCGTAGCGGACGAACAGAGGCGGCAATTCGTCCGCGATCTTAAGAAAGAATTCTTCCTGCGCGGTCAGTTCAGGCGCAACGCTCGCCGAGGGTCTTGGGGGTAGGCGCAACGCCGCTGCGTGTCGCTTCATCATTAACGCTCGCTTTGCCGAGCTTCATGCTCTTGTCGACCGGCTCGGCTGCGCGATCCCGCATGCCCTTCTGGTGAACGCTTGTCTCCGAAGCCTTGCCGCTTTGATTACCGCTCATGTCATCCTCACATGCAGTTGAAACCGATTGCGAAAGTCACTGTTGAGCCGGTCGCCGTCGTGCCACCGTTAGCGACGATAAATGCGAGTTGCCCCGCTGTGGGCGTAGCCGTTGAGACATAAGGCCCCGAGCCGGCAGCGCCGCCCGAGAGCACCTGCGCGAAGCAAACCGAGTTAGCTGCAACGGTGGAATTGGTCAGTGTCAGAGTTACCACCGCGCCAGTGACGAGCGTGGCTACGCCGGTAAACGATGCTACTCCATGCTGCGCGTTGAGCGTAACCGCACCGCTGCCCCCCGATGCCGTGCCACCTGTGCCCAACGAAACAACCTGCGCCGCTGCGTAGCCTGTCTGCCCGTTGAGCTGTTGAATGACACTGTTGAGAGTCCCGATGATTTGTGAGGGCTCGCTGTAAGTCGGGCTGGATGGGACTAACGGCAAATTCGCCGCATAAGCGAGCGCCGCGCTCGCGATCACCGCGCTCAATACTGCCAGAAGCTTTTTCATCGTCGTTACCCTTCGCTTGCCCCGCAGGGCGGTTGGAACCTAGCACGTTGTCGTTACAGGCTCAATACTTGATTATCGTGTAAACCATGAGGGTTGGCTGCACGGTTTCGTGGGCTGTTTGCGTTACGCCGCCATTGATCGAGGCAGTAGTCATAGCCGGAAGAGTATTTGTTGAAGTTGAAGCCACCTGCACGCCGCTGCCAAGTGGGTAGGTAACAACGAGGGTTGAACTACCAGACTGTGCTGAAATAGTATAATTAATTGTATGATCATGCGCGCCCTGTCCTGACGGAATGCTGAGCGTCACGTTTGGCAATCCGCTTTGTGCAAGCGTTTGACTTTGCGCTCCGCAAAGTTCGCCAAGCGTCCCGCTCGTGCAGTATGTTGAAAGCCTGTTAGCGTTGCCGTTCGAGCCTTGCGTATCAAGCCCCGCCAGCACGTTGCCGCGCCCGTCGAACAAAGCAAAACTGCCCGAGCTACAGGAACCTCCAGGAGCATTGCCGACGACACTGTAAAGATCAGCATAAGAAGTCTGTAGCTGGCAACTGCCGTCTAATAAAAGCCAACCGGAAGGCGGCGCCCCGGCGAACGTCTTAATCTCTCCAACAAGATAAATGCCGCATGATACGCATTGAAACTCGCTGCCGTCCCACTGCAACTGCACCGTTTGCCCGACGATGACCTCGCCGCCTACGCTCATCGTCGCGCCAAGCTGCGAACGACGGAACACATTTTTCAGCCCAAGCCCCTGCACATTGACCTGTAGCGGCCCCGTGTTCGTGAAACCGGCGATGAAAGTGACGACCGCGCCTGTCTGGTAGAAAAACGTCGGTGAGGTCGTCGTAATGCTTTGCGAGTTCGCCGACCCGCTCGACGTACCGCCTGTGTAGACGATCGTGCCACCTTGGTTGAGCGAAATCGGCGTCGTCAGCCCGGCAAGCGAAGTAATATCGGTATTGGCCCCCGTCTGCGCGGCGTTGAGCAGGCACGCCGTCAAGGCGTTATAGTTCGCCATGACCTGCGTTGCGTCGGCGAGCGTGCCGTTGGTCAACTGGAACGGCAACGTGCAGGAGACGCCCGCTGCAGCAGGAGACGCAAACAGGCAGAACAGGAGTGCTAAAAGTTTCTTCATGCTGCAGCCGCCGTGTTAACGAGTTGCCGAAGGATCTGATAGCGCATGTGCAGCGCGCCGATCTTTAGCGCGTTCGCTGACGTACCGTTCGCGTTTATGCGCAGGCGTGAGAAGACGATCGGTATCGTCCAGGGGAGTTGGTAGGGCGCTAAAGCTGCGGAGCCGCCGCCTCCCCACTTCGCCTGACCCCATAGGAACTGCCCCCAATACGTCCCTGTGCCGGGGGACGAAGCGATGGAAACCGCGTTAATGGACGCCCCCGCTTGATCCTGCGCGGCTACGGTAATCGGCGGTGTGGACGGGGGCAGCGCAAGGTCAAGGCTCGCCTCGGTCATGCAGTTGTTGGTCATGTACTCGGTATCCGGCAGATCCGCCGTCTGCCAGTTCCACAGCATCTGCTGCCCGTTCTCGACAAAGACCGACGTGTTAGACTGCACGGCATCGCTTTGCCACAGCGACGCCAGCACGCCGGTCGGCGTCATGATGAATGTCTGCATGTAAGGCTGGACCAGGGAAGCCGGGAACGTGTGCGGCCCCGACCAGACTTGCCGGCCGAAATCGTACCAGTATTCCTGCGTCGGAGAGCCGACTGCCGAAGGCGAGCCGTTCTGTACCGACAAGCGGATAAGGTTGCCATTGCATGCCGCACACATGCGCGAGGGCACGGCTGAGTAGATGAACGGCACCGTCACGCCGCGGCCATCGAAGCCGATCGGGTCGGTGACGTTGCCGTTGAAGTCGATCAGACGCATGCCATCGGGAGCGAGGAAAGCCAGTCCCTTCGGTGTCGAGGCGATCGAGTTGGGCGCAAAAGTGCCGGTCGCGACATTGAGCGAGTTAATCGTCAAGGTGCTCAAAGCAGAGTCACCTGTGATTTGGTACATATTGGTGACGCCCTTGAACACGATAAGCGACTGGAGAACGCCGCCAAGCTGGTTGTCCAGGGGCAGACCGCCGAGCGCGGTCAACGGCACGTTGTCGTTAAAGGTCAATACCTGACTGGCGTTCGTGACGTTCGTCGCGAACAGCGGGTCGGAGAAAATCACTGCGGGTTGCGCCACCAAGTTGTGGATGTAATAGGCACGATCGTTGAATTGCGCGACAGCGGTCGGCGCCACGGTGAACTGCACGAGGCCGGTCAGGTTGCCGGCGTGCCACACGGGCGCCCCCGGCACTGAGATGTCGAACCAGCCAAAGTAATTGCCGCCCGCCCCGGTGAAGCCCTGCGAGCAGACGAGGAGATCGGCACCGACGACAGCCATCGACGGCGGCACCCAGGCGCCGGTCGTCAGCGGAGAATTGGGGAGTTGCGCGCTCGATATGACACCCGTCACAGGGACAAAAACACTGTGTACTAGGTCAAAGCAGAATGGGGCGTCTTTACCGAGGTAGTTTGATTGCGCGATCATGCCGTAGGCATAGGAGCCAACAACTTTCAGACAGGAAATAAAACCGGGATTATTCCAGGGATAACCCCCGCCAGAAGCAAACCCCGAACTGAAACCTGAGCTGAAAGGCCCTGTCCCGCCGCCTATAGCAAAACCAGCAATTTGAACAGCCGCTGGACGGCACTGCCAGAGCGTCTGTGTCGACGGGTCGGGGATGAGGTTCTGCAGCGAAGCCATAGCGCCATTGAAAGCGTCCGTCGCGTCAAGCGCGTCTGAGAGTCCCTTAGCACGCCATGCGATAGGTTTGGAGTTGCGCTGCATTAGGGTATCGTCACCGGCTGCGATCCTGCGGTGCCCGAAATCTGGTAGTTCGTTACATAGGTGGCGACCGCGGCGGCGAAGGCTTGGAACTCCGTTACATTCGGAAACGTGTGATAGACCTTGCTACTGTCGAGCCACGCCAGCGTCGCGCCTGTCGGATCGGCAGTCGTTGCTGGAAACTTTCCAGCATAGAGAATGAATGTTGAGATCGCCGTGATGTTCGCTTGGGAAATCTGGTCGATGCGATAAGTTCCGTTCAGCGCGCCGCCGTAGGACGTGCTGATGATCTGCAATGTGTACGTCACTGATACCGGCGTAGGAGCGGCGTCCGGCGTGTTCGGAACGGCGAGCCATGCGAGATAGGCTTGCCAGTCCGTATTGCCAGCAGCGTTCGGGATCGTCGCGCCATCGGCTTCGCGGATCACTGGCTGCGCGTTGGTGGCGAGCGAGTTGTTGGTCAGTTGATACAGCGTCGCGGCGTTCGCAACCGACGTGAGAGCGACGAGGATTATCAGGGCTAGGCGCAACATCTTAAAGCTCCGCGCTCGCTGCAAATTGACCGTAAACTTGCATGTTAGATTCTGTGAAGGTCTGTGTGGTGTACCATGTAAACCCGCTTTGCCCAGTATGGCCTGCTGCTGCTGTTACGTCTCCTGGTGGTGACGACGAGCCGTCATAAAACACATATCCACCGTTGCCGCTATTTGGGGAATATATCGTCACCGTCGGATCGACCCGCTTGGTGACTTTGAAGCGGACATCGCCGCCGATTTGTCCCGCAGAACCACTTATAAAAAGAACATAATTCCAAAACACTCCTGGAAACGTAATCGTCCCTGGCGTGACGCCAAGATCATAGCTTGTCTCGAAGTATCTCTGGCAGAATGCCAACTCTACCCAGATCGGCCGTAGCTCCGGCGGCGGCGGGTTGGAGTTGATCCCCGTCGCCACGCCGGGCGTCACGCGAATGTCGGCTGCAGTGATCCAGCACGCCTGAGCACTCGTCAGCGCCGTGTTGCAGTCGAAGGTGACCTGATAGCCACTCGCTGCATTTGCAGAGACGGTGAATGTATAGCTTTCTGTGCACCACGAGCCACTGGCGCACGAGGTTAGCGAAGTCGAGGCAAGGTCGGTGCTGTAAGTAGAGTATAGATCACGCCCGCCAGTTGGATAAATAGTCGAGAGCTTAGGCGTGACCGACGACCCGCTGGTCTGTTTGTATTGAATTTGGAACGTGACCGTTTGTCCGGCAAGTGGAGTCGCGACATAGCTCTCAATTCGCTGCGTGTATGTCGTATCAGTGTTGCTTGCTGCTCCAACACACTTTGCCGAATAAGTCGTGCCCGCGTTTCCTGCATCCTGAGTGCAGGAACCATTAGCGCCTGTGGCCGTTACTAGCCAACCATCGACGAAGTATCCACCGCCTGATGCGCTTGGGAACGGTCCAATCCCCCGCTGCCACACGTCGAACGTCCCGTTGCGGAACTTGTTGAGATACCCACCAGCACCGCCCGTGAAGTTGCTGCCGCTGAATACCACACTGGAGACCGTAACCGTACCAGCGTTGTTGCTAGCGACGTTGCTGCCACTAACCGTCCAGGGAGTGTTGATCGTGCTGCCGGTTAGCATAAGCCCAGTGCCGAGTGCGTAGTTAGCAAGGGTGCCTGTCCCGGCGACTACCGTGCCAGTGCCGAGCAGGTAGTTGCTACCTGTAGAACTGGTGACTGTGGTGCTGCCTACTCCGACGCTTGCCGCTACGGCGCCGATCGCCGAACAAACACCAGCGGTGCAGGTGATCGTCGAGCCGTCGCCTTCCATCAAACCTTTCGCGGCGTTGGTGGCGAGCACATAAGTCGCCACGCCTCCTGTACTGTTAGCATTGTTGCCGAGGGCGGTGGCAACGCCTGTGCCCAAACCAGATAAATTAGCAGCGCTCGGTTGCGCGCACGTCGCCGTACTGAGCGTTGGGAAAGCCGTTACAAATTGATTCGCCGAGCAGGTCAAAGACGTAGACCCGGCGAAATCAAAGTACGAATTAACAATGTCGATGACCGTCGAGCGCAGCAGCGCAGGTGTGATCGCGCCCGTCGTGTTGTCGGGCCAGTTCACGCCGATCTCGGTTATCAACGCCGCCTTGGTTTTCTGCGCGAGCGCAGGGGCGCTGAAAGCCAGCAACGCTGCGAGGGCTATACCACCCGATATGATTAGTGGCAAGGCCCATCCGATTTGCTTCGTGTTTTTCAAACGGTCAAATGCCCGCCCGAACCGCCGACGATCAAGCTGCACCACCTGCGCCCGATCGCCTTTGTCGTCTTTCATCTGCAAATACTTCCTGAGAATCGTCCCCGCACCGTTCGGATACTGCTCGCTGTCAGACAAGTACGCCGTGGTCCGTTCGTCATCGCCATCCTTCATCAATTCGCCGGCAACCCGCGTGATGAGATAGTTCTGGTTCGGGAACCACGGGACAGCGGCGCTTGTCGAAGGGTTAGGGATGTCGGTCGAGGCCGAGTAGTACCGCAGCGTCACCGGATACGCACCGCTCGGCGGCATCCAGAACAGCATCACCGGCACGCCCTGCGTACCGTCGTTGGTCTCGCCCATCAGCGTCATGTCGGTCCAGTAGAAGATCGGGAAGTTAGACACGCCCGACTGCTCGACCAGCATGTCGCCTTCCGCCTGATCGAGCGGGATCATCGGGTACGGCACGCCGCTGATGTAGTAGAAACACTGGTTACGAATCGAACGCAAATAATCGGCAGGCAAGTTCTGGTACGCCTGTCCGTTCGCGTTCAGCGCTGATGTGTTGAAACTGAAGTTGTAGGTTTTCTTGCGCAGGGCGAAATCGTAGTCCTGCGCCAGCTCGGCCAATACGATGTTAAGCGAGTCCCCGGCTTGTGACAGGAAGCCCGGAACTCGTGCGATCGAAGCAGCGCGGGCGCATATCTGTGCAGCCGTTAACGGCATTTCCTTTCAACTTCCTCGATGTCAACGCGCATACGTCGGATCATCTCGGACAGATGGCCCTCGGTATTCTTGAAGTTCAGCGCCTGCTTGTTCTGGTTCTCGCTCATGCGGAAGTCGCCCTGCTTGCCGCGCCGCTCCCAGTCGTTCTGGCACTGCTGCTCGTAGTTGGCGAGCTGCTGGCGGTTTGTCATGAGGTCGCGTTCGGCTTTCGCCAGTGCTTCCTTCCGATCGTGCAACTCGTAGCGCAACGCCTGTCGGTCCATCACCCCGGCGAGCTTGTCCATGAGCGTGTTGAAATCTTGCGACTCCCAGTCAAGCGGCACGCCTGCCGTCATCTCGATCTGGCGGCCATTGCCAACCGTGCAGGCGAAGCGCACGCCGACGCCAAGCCCCTTCTCGACCGTCTCGGCTTCGGTCTGTCCCTTGGTTTTGTCCAGCATTACACGCTCATAACCGATGAGCGGGTGTTGATGACGTTCGCCGGCACGCCTGCGTCATGCGGGCTAAGCCGGGGTTGCATCGGCTTGCGCACAAGGTCGCCGCGGCGGCGCCGGCCGTGGATCTCGTTCTCGTGCTCCCACGCCCGCGCCATGATGTCGTCAAGCGTGCGCGCGACCGAGTACGGCACCGAGTAGACAAGGCCATGCACGTACATGCGACCGTCGAGCGAGATGTAGGACGATGAGAACTTCGCCGACGCCACATAAGGAGCGAGGTCGATCTGCACGTCCTCGTACTGCTCCAGAGGGTTGTGTGCGATCTCCTCGTTGCGGATCTCTTGCGCGAGAAGCTTGGCTTCCGCCGCGTCGCGCCGCTTCTTGGCGACGTGATCGCGCGCCTTCTCCTTGATCTGCGCGCGGACTTCCGGGGTAAGGAGCGGATCGCTGTCAATGCGCTGCTCGATCTCCGAGAGCGAAGCAGCAACAGTACGTCGTGCCATTGGTAGATTCCTTTAGGTGTGCGTAACGGCGCCATTCGCGGCGCAATCGCCCGAGATCACGATCGGCCAGCCGGTCGTCGGATCGAAGGCAACGAAGTCGCCGGGCTTGAGTTGGAGCTGCCCGCGGTTGGGGATGATGAGCCGCCCCGTCTGCACGTACGCCTGGTTGACGCGAGGGCGGATAGTGCCGCTAGAGGAGTCTATCAACCCAGACGTGTTGACCTTCGGCCAGGCGCCGTAACCCGGTGGATCGGCAAGGATGCCGTTCATGAGCAAGGCAACCGTCGCCGCCACTAAATCGTCAGTGCCGACGAGAAATGCCTTGAACGAGTTATTGGCGTTTGTGCCAAGGGTGCGCAGCGCCATCTTACGGGTTCCCTGTCGGCCAGCCTGTCATCTTGCTGAGATTGACCGCGAGGTTGAGCTGCGCCGCCATGTCGACCGCCGCCGCGTTGGTCAAGTTCGTAATGTCGGTGCCGTTGATGATGCCCCCGCTGCCAAGACCCGGCGAGTTCTGCCCGCCCGCTTGGTTGAACAAGCCAAGCGTTTGAGAGTTCGAGTTGCCGGGGCCGACTTGCGGCGAGCCGGTCGGACCTTGGCCCGGTCCCACGTAATCTACGTTGAACGAATAGCGCAATCGGTAAGCCATACTTTACTCTCCTGTCGATGTATGGTATGTCATGCTCTACATACCAGGAGGGAGTCATGCGCACTTGTTACACCTGCAAAGCAACAAAGCCAATTACTGAGTTTGTCAAAGCTAAAAACAAACCTGAAGGGCGCGGCTATTTGTGTTCTGAATGCAACCGCATTTATGCGCGCAAATACAAAAAAGAACACCCTGAAAAGGCTCGCGCGCAAGTTAAAAAATGGCGCCGCAAAAATCCCGAAAAAGTAGCGCTGTACGCGCGTATATGGCGCAAGCGCTACCCCGACCGAGCGTTTGCTGCTGCGCTCAGAAGCAACCAAAAAATGACTGTCGCTGAATACGAAACGATGGAAGCTGCGCAGAATGGTTTGTGCGCCATCTGCAAACAAAAGCCAAAAGGCTACAGAAACAACGGCCGTTTGTTTGTAGATCATTGCCACGATACGGGCCGCAAGCGTGGCTTGCTTTGCCACGCTTGCAATGTTGGTATCGGACAACTGCATCACGACATTACCATCCTTCAGTCAGCTATCAACTACCTTACCCGAAGGTGGAGTTGAACGCGCTCGTGCTCTCGATGCGCAACATGAACTGCTGGTTTTCGTAAATTGTGCCGTACATTAACTTCCAGCCTACAACGCGTAATTGATTTAAAGGATCTGACTTGTCAGCTTCCTTGAGATACGTGAACTTCGTATCGTCGAGCATCACCTGCCCGTAAGCGCCGCGGCCAAACACGTAGTTCGGATAGACCGTAATGCCCGTACCCGGCGCAGCCGGGGGGATCTGCGAAGCGCCGATGCCCGTTATCACGACCGTCTGGCCGCCGGCCATCTGCGTCGCCTGTCCCTGCATCGGACCGACTGTCGGCCCTGCAGCGCTCAAACCAAGATTGGCCGGAGCGTTTGTCGTACCGATGTAGACGCTGAAGGTGTAGCCGGCGAGCGTCGGCAGCACGACAGTCAGAGACCCGTTCGGCCCGGTAACGGATGTCGCGGCGGAAACTTGGTAGATCTGCGACTCGTACTGATTCTGCGTGTCGGAAGCCGTAACGATGGCGTAGTAAGTGGCGCTCGTCGCGAGGTTGCCGGCTGTCCCGGCGGTCGGCTGAATCAGCGCGACGCCGGTAAACGACGGCACCATGTTCGACATGCAGAACCGGATGCCCGACCATTCGCCAAGCTCGTAGTTGTAGAGCCGGTTGATGTCCGACTGCGACCAGGCGTACTGGATCGGTTGGTTCTCGCGAAGATCGCCCGCCACGAACGGATGTATCACACAAGCGTAGTGCGGCATCGACCGCGGGTTGCTCGACGCCTTCGCCCCGCCTGCGTCGGCTTCGAGCTTGGTATCGGTCATCTCGTCGCCCATGTAGCGCGGGGCGCCGAGTGTGACCAGCATGGCGTAGGCGCGGTTGAGTTCGTGGATATTGAGTACGTCGCCGGCAACGAGACCGCCACGCGAACCGCGCGCGTTGACGTAATTGACCTGCGCGCCGCCCATGAGGTTGTTGAATGTGTTGCGCTCCAGTGTTTCAGCGATCTGCAGGCCAAGAAGCTCGATCGCCTTCTTGAACAGCGGATGCTTGATCGTCATCTCGGCGATGTCGGTAATGGTGATCTTGTCGCCCCACTGCAGGGCGGTCGCCGTGACTTGGCCGATGGTCATGAGTTCGCCGATCGGCGGCACGCCCTCGGAGAGCGGTGCGAAGGGCAGCGGCACACGGTTATACCGCGTTGCGGTATAGGTCACGCCGCGCCCTTTGGGGAGCGTCAGGGGATCGCCGAACTGGTAGACGACGAGTTGCCGCCGCGCCAGAGGCAGCGTTTTGTCGGCAATATATGCCTCTACGTCAGCCTGGAAGCTGCTAGACTGATTGACGGCCATCTGCTCTCTCCTGCGGCACTAGCCGCCTAAAGTGACTGGTTCTCCAGCCGCCTTTCGAGAGAAGCGTTGCGATCCCGCCGGGAGCCCGCTACGTCGGAGCCGGAATTGGCTGGACGAGTTCGCTGCTGCTCGACCCGCCTGCGCCCTTCGGCACGTTGCTGGCCCTTCACAGCTTGCCGTCCCTCCACCGCGTTCTTGCCGATCAGGTAGTACATCAGCCGCTCACGCGACACGTTCATGTTCTGCCTGCGCAATTCCGCGAGTTCCGTCTCGACCTTCGGACGCCACTTTGCGTACAACGGATCGACCGTCGCCTTCGCCTCGTAGGCGGCCCTGTCGCTATTGTCCTGGGATTGGAACTGCACGACCTGCATCTGCTGCGAGAAATCTCGCCGCGCTTCATGCAGTTCCGCAGTGATCCGCTCCTCGGGGGTCAACAGTGCCAAACGCTGCGCGCGTGCTTCGGACGTTTCGCCCGCGGGTGGCCGATTTTGCTGACCAGCAAGCAAGGCATCCAGGCGCCGATTGGTCTCCTCACGTAGACGACGCTCCTCGGCAAGCGAGGTAGTCAACGTCTCGATACGGCGATCTCGGCGGGATGGTTGTTCTGGTTCAGCGTGAAGTTCCGGTTCAGACTCGGGCTCCGTTACTTCGGGCTCGGGATCTGCTTCGGATTCGAGCTCTGCTTCCGGCTCCGGTTCAAGTTCCGTTTCCGGCTCAAGCTCGACCTCAAGTTCACCGGGCTTCTCAGCCATGCACACGCTCCATTGCGGCGGCTTACGGTCGCCAGTCGAGGCAACCCCTAACGGGGGTTAGTCGAGATTGCACAGGATACGGCGAAAAGCCGAGCGGTGTCAATGCGCGAATTTCAAAACAAACTGGATGACTGAGACTAGCCCTGCGCCGGCTAACACTCCGGCAAAGAGCCATTTAACTAAATCTACCTGCCCGCTGCCCCTACCGTGCTGATCACGTAGCAGTAAGTCGATGTTATATAAGCGAGTTTCTAGCCCCTTGACCTGCAAGTCGACCGTGCTCTGCCGTGCAAACTCAGTACGCCAATCTGCGGCCATGCCGCGCAGTTCGTTCAGGGCCTCAAACCGTTTGTCCGCCGCAGATTCAGCTTTAGCCACAGCTTTCTCGGCCGCGTCCATAGCAGTCTTCACACCTTCTTTTTGAGCGTTGATGAGCAGCCCGACTTTTTCATCGAGCCCTTTGATGAGCGAGAGTAGTAGCGGCTGATTAACGGCGTTGCCGGAAGAAAGCGCCTCCGTTAACGCCGTCATTGCCGTCGTTACATTTTCTTCTTCTCCCATCGCTTTTTTGCTCGCCTTAACCGCCATACGTAGAACGGCCACATTGCGATGAACGCCAACGCTCTCATATTATCATGGGATGGGGATCGGGATGAGGGCTGCGCTACCGATCGTAGAAGCGATGGTCGTGTTGACCCAAGCGTTGCAGTTCGACAAGCCCGCCGACATGACGAACTCGCGGAACTTCTGAAATATCAGGATGGGACCGGCGAGTTTCGCCGGGATCGCCGCTACTGCCGGAACCTCGGCGGTCGTGGCCGTTGCCGGGATCGCCGGAACCCCCGGAACCTCGGGCACCCCGATCGCCGCGGTAAGCAAAGCCGTTCCAGGCGTCAGACAGGCGATGGCGGTAGTGTCTTTAGCAGCCTCTGCCGACGTGAGTGCGGCTTGCGAATCGGTCTCCATGAGCGTCGCGCAAGCCTTAATAAAGTTGATGATGTTGTTGGCGGTCAACTGCGCGAAAGCCTGAAAGGTGCAGGCTGGAGTTGCCGTACTATTAGCGTTTTTAGCATTCGCAATGTCAGCGATTGGATTGCCGGTTAGCGGCGGACGTTTGCCAATGGCACTTTCAAAATCACTGACCGGGTTGCCAGTCAAGGGCTGTCGTTTAGCCTGCGCAAACGCGGGCGACGCAAGCGCCAGCACAAGCGCGACGAGGATTAAACGCCGCATGTTTCTCTCCTAGACCTTGGTTCCCGTTGCTTTCGGCGGGCCAACGATTTTGTCACTCGACGTAACCTCAGCTATTGCCTGCGTCGTAACGATGGACTTGACTTCAGGGATGGACGCCGCGCTGGCAAGCCGACTTTGTGTCGTCATTCCTGCGCCGTTAAGAGCCGTCAATAGCGCCGAACCGATGAAAGCAAAGATGCCCGCCCAAGCTGTAACGTAGGGTATCCAGTCCACAGGAACAGCGTGAGTTAGCGACAAGGTGCCTTGGCTAAGAGCCACAGCGATCGTGACGACTAGGCCAATCCAGAAGCGTATACTCGGATCGACGAACGGCATCTTACGCCCCCTTCGCTCGACTTGCGTCAACGGCGTCGATGACCGCTTTCGACAAAGGCGCGATCATCTGCGTAATAAACCCTTCCGCCGTACCTTCAAACATGCCGGGTACTTTTGCCTTGACGAACGCTTCTGCGTACGCCTGCGCAGCAGCAGCGCCCACAGCGTAATCTTGCTGTGTTGCCATTTTAGGCCCCATGCTTTCTAAGCGTCTCGCGACACCTGTAACTGACCTTGTTGCGATGCGCAGTCAAACAACTCTTGATCGCAGCCATATCTGAAGAACTTGCCTCGGCTTTGCAAAGACGGAAAGCGTCAGCCACACACGCCTTAGCTTCCTCGTAAGTCTGCGCCCGCGCTGCGGCGGCGATGACCATGCAAAGAACTATGAATAGAGCTAGTTTCATGACAGCACTGGACTCGTGTCAAGGGCTTGCAGTTCGAGCAGCAGGGCTGCACACCCAAGCTGCTGATCTACAACATCAGGGTCAAAATGTCCATCAGCCACGTACTTGCCCTTCACGTACTGGTCGGTAGCCGCCCAAACGTAGGGGGATGGCAAGCCGCGAGCAGCGTAGCCGAGCCCGTTGTATTCTTCAAGCAGCGTCAGCGCCCCGCCCAAAGTCCAATCCGTCCATCGCCCGGCGTAGGGGGCGCAGTTTGTCAGTGCGTCTACCGCGGCATCTTCCCACGAAGTGAACGGACCTCGCCCCCGAGGGACATGTATAGTTTCACCCTTCCAAGGATCGCCATTCGCGATATTGGCATTCCAACTGCCCGACGCCTCCCGCTCATGAATGACCGCGATCAAGGGCCAAGGCACTTTAGCTTTTTGGCTAACGTCCATGTAGCGCGCTTTCCCCAATAGAAGCCGGCCGCAAACGACCTGCAAAAGCGGACGCCGTGCCGGGGAGATATTCACTGCGTCCCATCGCTTTTGGTTCGCGATCTTTAGCGCCTGGATATCCATCTCAACCCCTCGCAGCCCTCGGCATGCCCATCGGCATACGATCTCTATGGATAGCCCCAGGCGGCTGTTGCGCCCGCGGCCCCGCGGGAACAGCGCCTTGCCGCGGACCACCGGAAGCGCCGCCCTGCGCGCCCTGCGGCTGGAGCATCTGTTGCTGCTGCGCCATCATTGCTTGCTGCTTAGTCTGCATCTGTATCTGATGACGCATCATGTGCTCGCGCACTGTGCCGTGCCAATCGCCCTGCGCCTGAAACATCTGCATGTGCGCCTGCATGTGCTCAATATCGTTGTCGAGAGCATGCACCATCATCGGATAACCAGCCTCAAGCATCGTGTTCTCGAACTGCGGGTCGAGCGACAGCTTCTTCCTAATGTCGGTGAATATCTGCGGCGCGAGTCTCGGGCCAAACAGGTTCTCCATGAACTGCGAAATGGCGGGCGCGATATTCAACTCGTAACCGGGGTAGGATTGCGGCGGGATGCCTTTCATCATATTGAGCCCCGCCATCTGCATCTGAAGCTGCTGCGCGTTGCGCGCCGCCTCAACGCCGAACCAGCGGAACTCGAACCGCCGATCCATCTGGATAGGCTCGATCTCCTCCATTTCAGCACGCACGCCCATCTCACCGAACGCCCGCACAGTCATGACTTCATCGCGATACTGGTGGTCAAGCGCTACAAACCACTGCAGGAGTGGCGTCAGTATCTCGTTCTCGACGCCCGTCACCACGTCGGCCGTCGTCAAGATGTCGACCTGCTGCTCATTGGCGATCTGCGCCTGGTTAGGCTTCTTGCCAGGTGCCGTAACTTGGTGCGGCATCATCGCCGGGTTGACCCCGAGCGTCTGAAAAATCTGATCCTTGAACGAGCCGACAAGCGTCAAGGCATCCTTCCACAATGGCGGAAATTGCGCAAACTGCGTGTCCTTCGGATTTGTCTCCCAAATCGCCGCGACGTTGAGCACCATCGAGCCGACACGCGGGTTCTTCTCGGGGTCAGTCATGATGATGGGCAATAGCGCATAAGCGGCTGCGTCCATACCCTCATTGACCGCATCGTTCGCTGCGTACTGCATCGTGTCGACGAACTTGACCTTGCTCTGCCCCTTGAAAGCACCCTCGACTTTCTCAACCGGCGCCGAGAGCACCGGCACCTTGTCGCACCAATACGGGTTACGCCGCACCGAGAGCGCTTGGTTATCGCCAGCAAAATAAATCCGGCAAATGCGTCGCTCGCCTTCGACTTTTAGCTTCGTCCAAGTCTCATAAACCTGGCACATGAACTTGCCACCGCGCTCGATCTTGATACCGGCGGCGTCCGCCATCGCCTTCGGCTTGTCAGGATACTGCTGCTCACGCTTATTATTCATCGACTTGAGCAGATCCTCGCCTTCTTCCTGGTCGATTTCACCTTCGCGAATGAGCTGGCGGATCTTGGCTTTCGACCACCGCCGTAGGATTGTCACCGAACCGCCCGCGTCGATCGCGCCCTCTATGCTGTCAGCCGTTGGCGGCAGGATGCAGATATCGGCATCGGCGATAACCTCGACCTTAGGGTACTGATGGACGATCGTCTCCTCTTGGATGTCCTCGTACTCCTCCTCGCCCGCCAACATCAGAGCCTCGACAGTCGGCGATTTATGCACGCGCATTGCGACATGGCGTTCGTTACGCTGCCACCCGACAACAAGGTTATACTGACCCTCAATGTCGCCGTTGCGCAGAAGCGCCGGCATGACCTTGGTGCGCAGCTTGCACTTGCGGATATAAAACTCCAAAAGCGACATAATCGCTTGCGGCTTGTCTTCACTCGCCGAAACTTCTATGTGCTTACCGGACTGCGGGAATATCTGATTGACGAACCGTGTCACCCGCGCGTTAATCGCGTCGTGAACGATCGGCATGAAAATCTTGGAATTGCCGGAATAAAACTGATTAGGACCGAGCTGGCAGTTGTAAATATCCCAATAGTCCATCCCCGCATTGGCGCGGTCCCACTGGTCCTGAAAACCTTTCGCGATGTCCCTATAGAGATCGAGGCACGCCTTCTTCACACCCGACTTTTTAAGAAGCTCGGCTTCGCGGCTTTCAAGCTGCACAGGCTGCGGCGGACCTTCGTCCTCGTCGGTCTCACCGCTGCGCACGTCCTCGTCATCATCGGCCATTTGTTAGCCTATAGCACACCTTAGTACGGGTTCGCCATGCCGAACTGCGGACGTGCCCAATTCATCAGCGCATGGGCGGTCATAGCGGCGTTATCCAAGTGCTGAAATCCCCGTTGGTCGGAATCGAGCCGGGGGCGGACGACAAGTTCTGTCCGTGCTGATCGAAGTAGAGCGTACCCGACGCGACGCCCTGATATGGCTGGATCGCCACCGAGCCGGTGCCGTTGACGGCGGCAACAGTGCCCGTCGGGGACACCCAGATCGTGATCGTGGCGGAGGGATTAAAGACATAAAGCCCCGCCCGCTGTAAATTAGCCGCCGCGACCTGCACGCTCGAATTGCTGACCGTGGACGGCGATAGGGCGCTGGGGCTGGGATAGGTACTGCTCATGTCGCCATCCTATAGCACCTAAACGGTCACCCGTTAAGCCACCTTATCCAGTGTCACGGCGTTGTCGTTGAGCGCGCAAGGTACGTTCCGCCGAGCAGGTTAAGTCTGGCCATTCTAAGTCCTCAGTGATGCGCCATGAAGCCAGCCCAGGAGCCGCCGGGCGGACTGCTCGCAGTGCAGCCATTCAAGTCATTCCACCAACAGGGATTGCTCGCAATGAATCCTACCAGTGCGTCGTACTTTGGTGAACTTGTTTGGAGCACACTTTGCAGCGCGCCCCAATAACTATATTGACTATACGAGGCGATATCAGTGTAGTGATTGAGCATCGTGCCGCCGAGAGCTTTCCAGGCATTTAAGTAGCTAGTGTAAGACGTTCCCATGCGAGCATCCACATTCACTGCTGCAAAAAGCGTCTGCAACACCGTATCTGAGCCAGACTGAAAGGTCTGGCCACCCTCATAGGCCACCAATGGAAGCCCATATGACTGGGCGGTAGCGAGATTTACAGTAGCCCAGTTGAGAGTTTGGGCGATCATGCCGGTATCGACACTGCCCGTCGTGTAGTCCTGCACACCGTACTGGAACATGCGCCAGCCAGGAGTAATGCTACCGCCGCCGCTACAGCTTCCTGTGTCAACCGCCGAAGTAAATGCCGCGGTGTAGGTGCCTCCGGGCCCCAGCGTGCCGCTGGGGATTGACGTTCCCGCGCAAGCGCCGTCGTTGACCTGTATCGGGTAAGCTGTGCCGCCAGAAGGGCCGAGCGTAACGCCAGGAGCCGTGCTAAATTCAAAATTTGCACTACTAATAGTTAGCGTCAAACCCGTGGCTATTGTGAAATTTAACGTGCTGCTGTTTGTTCCGGAACCGGCTGTCCAAGTACCGTTTATGCTTGAAAAGCTACCTGTTCCTGTCGCATTACTTACTGACACGACAGTCCCAGAAACCAACCCTGGAGTAGACGGCGAAAGAGTTAGACTTACTACTCCTGTGCCAGAATTATAGCTACCAGATGAAATGGTTGTCTTAACATTTGCATTACTAATAGTTAGCGTCAAACCCGTGGCTATTGTGAAATTTAACGTGCTGCTGCTTGTCCCAGAACCGGCTGTCCAAGTACCGTTTATGCTTGAAAAGCTACCTGTTCCGCTCGCACTACTTACCTGCATGATAGTCCCAGGAGCCAACCCTGGAATAGGGCTATAAAGAGCTAGACTGACCACTCCCGTGCCCGAATTATAGCTGCCAGATAAAATGGTCGTGTTGTTGTTGTCAGGTAATGTAAATGCAATCGTCGCCCCATTCGCTGGAGATGAGATCACCCCGCTGCAAGTCGATGCCGCTATCGTTCCGCCTGTCGTGCATCCCACTGTATCTGCAATTAGGCCACCGCTATTGATCTCGGTGAAAAGTGCCGTCAGCCCTTTATCGGCAAAGCCAGTCCAAGCATCCGGCACGCCGTAGCCGAAATACGGAGCAACCGCGAAGGCATCTACGTTCTGGCCCACCGTACCGCCCGTCGTGCCATACCAATATGTCGGGCCGCCTTGAGAGCCCCCCCCAACGCTCGACCCGTTTGGTAAGCTCGTCAGTATCCACTGGTTACGATACGTATAACCGTTTTGCCCACCTGCGAGACGAATGACGCGTGCCGCATCCGATCCCCATGCACTTTTCCAGTCGTGTCCGACCTGGACCATACGCATGATGCCATACTGGAATGCTGCGCCCCAGGGGTTGCCGGCAAGACCAGGGTAAGTATTTTCTCCTAATGTCTCGAGTTGCGTCCACACCGACGCCAAATCCAGCGGTGCACCGGTATTTCCCGGCTGCTGCTGTGCAAATACTGAGTTCCAGAGCTCGTTGGCGTATTCGACGTAGACCTTCAAGTTGCTGTTTAACATCGAGTGAGCCAATGTAGCAAATTGAGTGACGTAATCGTCGGTCGCCAGCGGCGGCATGTTGAACCAGCAGTCCGCGTTAAGGACGTTGCACAGCGCAAACATGACCTCAGCTGGGACACCATCACTAAAACTACGCGGATCGGCGCCATTAATCGTTGCGTTTGTGCGACTGTCGTCCCAGAATACCCATCCCACTTGCGGCCGGTCAGTCCAATTGGTCTGGAAATTTCCCGCAGTATTCATCCAATCGATAAACCTCAGCGTCTTAAAGGGTTGGATAAGATTGAGAAAGGCCGGGTTAAAGCAACTCGTAAGTGTTCCCGAATTGCACTGAGAAAGGAGCGTATCGTAAGTAACGCCGGCAGAATTTGTGGCGCTGCATTGCTGGCCGGCGGGAGCGGAACTGTTATAAGTACCGCAATATATTAGGCTGATATTTGTCGCGTACGCAGAGCCCCCAGGACAACCCGTGCCCGTGCACTGCATTTTAAGGAAAATACCCTGACCCGAGGGCGAGGTAACGGTGATCTTGCATGGACTAGAGGTGCACATACCACTCCCAGGGTCAAAACCATAGGAAAAATTTGCGCTCCCATTCCATTGCAACAGATAGTCGCCCGCAAGATAATAGGGCGAGCTATAATAGGGCGAGCTAAGGCGCAAGACTAGCACGGAAAGGGCGTTGAATTGATATGATCCGCCGGGGGTCAAAGTCGTTGGATAACCGTTTGAGTCGAGGAAATGCTGATATAGCGCAACTTCCTCGTTAGTATCACTGTTGCTGCCCAAAGTTATCGTTGACCAGCCGCCGGCAGTCTTGAAGATGTTGAGAAATGGCTGCTCAGAGGTCCAGTAAGCTACGCCCGCTACATTCGTACCCAAGGAAGATGTCGCATTGGATTGAGCGAAACCATCTGCCGATGCGAACAGTGAAAATACAAACAATGAAGCTGCCACAATGGCACTTCTTTGCGCCGTCAAGCAGCAGAACGTCATTGAGATCAGAGATACAATCGAAATAACAGCGCGCTTTAGCATGTCGTACCCGCTATTCCCCAGTAAGCCGCTTGTTGGTGGCAAACTTGGTTGGCAAGAGTTGTAGTCATACCCGCAGCCAACATTCCATCTTCAAGTAGATAGCCGGTTATGTATCTTCCCGAATTATAACTTATAGAAATCGCAGCATTCGCCGACCATCCATTCGTCCCAGGCGAGCCTGCCGTCGAGTTTCCATCAACATAAATGCAAGATGTAGTTCCAGAACAGGCAGATGCAGCACCGTTCATAACCATCTGCACAGCATGAAATGCTCCTGTGTTTGCAGGAGCCGTGGCTACTGATCCGGCATAATCAGCAACGGTGTTAGAACTACTGCCGAAGAGCGTTGAAACGGCATGGCCGTCATCATTGAGCACGCTTTCATAAGCACCGGAAGCTATTTGCTCGCCAGCGAATGAAACAGTTAATGGTTGTGCCTGTCCGCCAAAAAGGTTTGCTATATTTTCAAAGAATTGCGTGCCGGTGAAACTAAGACACGGCAAGGTTCCAATGCAGTTGAATTTAAGGATTGGCGCATACGCAATGCCGAAACCGACCTGCGTTTGATGGTAGCCGTGGTTGGTTTGGTCGTACCATTTTGTCACGCTGCAAGATACAGCGCAGGCTGGGGCCGCCGCTGCCGTTGCAACATCGAGATTTCCGTTGGATAAAATTTTGATGCCCGTTGTGCAAGTTAGCCCCGTCGCCGTATCGCAGATGTCGATAGCCGGATTGCTACCCGTTGAGTAGGCGGCACTGAACCCTCGCAGCCCCCACCAGAACGCCCAACCGCTTGCAAGATCACCGGGGCCGGAGTAGGCGGGCGCGCCGCTCCCCGATGCCTCAATAGCCGCAGTGTCCTGAAACACTCCCGGCGGGAAACCGGGAAGAACAGGAGATTGCGCGAGCGCCGCCTGCGAGAATAGCAGGCAGGCTATGAGAGCTATGCGATACATTAGTGGAATTTCCCAACACAGACGACCGAGACGTTCGCGCCCGTGGTCACTTTCCATGCGCCGCTGACGCTGACTGCGCCGACGGGAATGGTAAACGGCACAAGCGTCGTTAGCGCCGTCGTGCCCCCACCTGGGTACGAGTAAATCGCCGTTGCGTTGTCGAGGATCGTTACCACGCCTGGCGCGGTCGTTGCCGGGACAATGGTACACTGGGAGAGATAGTCTCCTGTCGCCCCACCGCTGCCGCCAGTCATGGCCTGTGCCGTCTGCGAAGCAGCGATAGTGTTGTACGTGCTGGCGCCATTCACCACCGGGATGCCGCCGGTGACAACGGCAACGCCAGCAGCAGTCAGTACCGGGGCAACGACGGGCGAGCTATTCGCCGCTAGCGCTTGGCCGTTCGCGTTGGTGTTGCTAACGTTAACGATGGGATACCCGTTGATCGTACACTGCACGGCGCCCGAGTCGCCTGTCGTGTAAGTCGGCGCAGAGACGAGATATTGGCAACCCGCAAGCATCGCGTTCGTCGGCGAACTGGTCGTGCCGCCCACGGGCGTCAGGCCCCAGGTGGCGATGGTCGTCGGATTGACGGTAAGCGAGGTGCCGTTGGTCACAAAGGCGTTGACCGCCGGGACAGCAATCGCACCCGGCGCAGTGCCGTAGTTGCTGCTCGCCGACCACGCGACCATGTTCGTGCCAGTGGTTAGGCCGATGGCCGTGCCCGTCGAAGGAAACGAGGAGCCGAAGGAGGACGATGTGCCGCCCGAGCCACCACCAGCCTTGACGTTCACGAGCAAATTGCCCGCGCTGTCAAGTTGCAGTGGGCTAACATTGCCGGTCGTGATCGTTGTCGGCGTAGTATTGAACTGCCCAAGCACAAGCCCGCCGTTCGTCGGACTCGCTACATTCTGCGTGCTCGCCGCGAGGCCCCAGGTGGCAATCGTAGCCGGATTAACGATGAACGCATTGGTGTTCGCCGCACTATCCTTCAGGTCAATCCTCACGCCGCCGCTAGCTGGCGATATGCTCAGCGCCCACAGATCGCCAGTCGTCGCTGTCGGCGCGTTCGTCGAGGCTAGGCCCATGACAGGGGTGAATAACTGCGCCGAGTACGCCGCCCCCTGCGCAACACCTGTTGTGCTGCCAGCGACGATATTAACCGGCAAGCCGTGCGTCGCATCGACCTGCGTGCCGCCGCCCGTCGCCGAGCTAAAGACCGGCTGCACGTAGAGCGCACCCGCGAGGCTCTCGTAGACCGCCGCGCCCGCACCAGCGCTGATTGTCGGCAGCGCACTCGCCGCAGTGGCAGCAGTCGTCGCCGTGGACGTGGCTGAAGAACAGAGATTACCGTTAACGTCGACAGTGGCTTGCCGCGTCGAGCCCGCCGAATAGGCTTTTGGCAAGGAGCCGCAGGTGGTGACGACGAGTGCTTGCGCGTCAGCGCTTTGCGGTAAGAGACCCCACGTCAGTAACGCGACCAAAGTCGCGCATAAACTCATCTTTGCTAGGCGTTGGCGCGGTGCGCGTGGGAAGTGCCGAGACATAACGCTGGCCCCCTTCGGTCACGCGCACGTTCGGCGCGCTCTCGCTTAGAGTACCGATCTTCATGAGCGCTGTAAAGGTCTCAAGTCCTTCGATCAAAACGCGATACACGCCCTCCCGCGCTTCCTCCTGCACGACGCCACGCTTGTCGACCGCGCGTGCGTAGCCGGCCGAGAGCGCGTTGAGCGTCCACTGCGCCTTGGTCGAGACTCGTAGCGCGGGGAACCCGCCGATCTGCCGGCGCAGAAGCGCACGGATCTCCTCGCGCCCTACGCTCTCCGCGCCCCCCCGACGAAGATCGCTCGGCAGACGTGCAACAGCACCACGAAGGCCGAGGCGATCATAAACACCAAAATGTTGAGCAGAAGCCACAAGACGCAGACCGTCAAACTCAAGGCTTGCGTCAGTGACAAGGCCAGCCAATACAGAACCCGGATCGCCTTCTCGCACGTAATCACCAAGAACATGCAAGCCTCCATTGACGACCTGTACGACGATGCCGCTCGTCACTCCGGCTCCGGTGTTGAGACAGAGCCAGCAAGGCGAGTTCTTGCGAACGGGCAACTCGTCAACGACATTCGCAGAAGCGAACTCGTCAAACACCACCAGGCCAGGGCGCATCCGAAGGGCGTAAGCGAGAGCGTTCGGCGCGTCGATCCGGCCGGCAGGAAACGATAAGAACTGCTGGACGAGAGTAGGTAACTCTTTCGCAAAGCTAACCTCCCTCGCAAGAAAAAATGGCTGCAGCCCCTCGATGAACGCAATCTTCCCTTTAGGGGCCTTCATCGGCTCGAACGGGATCAGCATGTTACGCCGCAGCATCTCGTGCCGCAACGGCTGCTTGAGCCAGTCGTTGAGCCCGTCCTCCTCGACGCCGATCGTCACGGGCGAGAATTTCTCGGCAGTAGCGAACAGGTGCGCGATCAACTCATCAGGCCGCCACATCCCACCGCCGCCGTCCCACACCACGAGCCGGTTGCCGAGCCATGACCACACCGCCCATCCCGTCGTCGCGCTCGTCTCCTTGGTCGACCGCGCCGGGTCGTACATGGCGAAGGTGGGTTGCCACGTATGCACGCGCGGCTCGACCTTGAACATCGAAGCGTTGAACACCTTAGCCTTCGGGTCTTCCGCAACGCACATGTACTCCTGCATGTAGTCGGCCAGGAGCCCGACACGCACGAACGAATCTTTTTTCTGGTCGATCCACGGAAGCGGATAGCGCGATGGCCAAGTGGGCTGACGCTCTCCCTGTGGGTCGACGTACTCGATCGGGTAAGTCTTGGTCAGCCAGTCCTTGTCGTGCGCGAGCACCATCGGCAGCGCCTTGGAAGATAGCGGCGTCGCGTTGACGCGAATGCGCGCATTTTTATCCAGTGCAGCTATCAGCACCTTGTAGAACCACCGCACCGTCTCGGCGGCCTCCTCCTCAGTGTAGAACTGCCCCGGCTCGACCTCCTCCACGTCGTCACAGAACAAGAAATCCGGCCGGTACTGCAAGTACTTAGTGCCGCGGAGCGACTGCCCGCGCCCGAGCGCTGCGATGCGCACGTTATTGGATAGGATGATCTCGGCCTCGTTCCACACTTTCGCCGTGCGCTCTGAGTGCTCGCCGAACAGTTCGGTCAGCATGTCGTTCGTCGAGAGCTCGTACTTGATGGCAGTCAAGCGCTCGCATGCCCGCTTCTCGGTGTTACCGACGACGATACAGTTGTGGAACAGCTGGTACTCCGCGCCGACGACCAGGGCCTCCTCGGCGATCGTCGACTTACCTCCCTCGCGGAACGCCATCGTGTTCACACGCGGCGCTCGAGAGTGCCAGATGTCGGTGAGCTCGTAGTGAAAGGCCGGCGTGTCGTCGGAGTGCCGGTGCTTGAACAGGGCCTGATGCGCCAGCCGCCGATCGCGCCCGAGTTTGAGTATGGCAGCGTCGCGGGGGTGCTCGCGACGCGTCATCCGTACACGCCCCTGACCACCGCGTTGTAGTAACTGCCGGGCGACGGCGCCGCCATGAACCCGTCGACCACATCCTGCGGCACGCCAGGGTGCGTGTAGCTACGACCGTTGACGAACGTCACAACCAGATCCTCAGTGTCAGGGTCGTAGCTTATCGTCGTGATCGCCGACGAGTTGAGCGGGATAGGCTTGGCTGGCATCAGTGCAGCAGCCGCTCAACCGAGCCGAACAGCAGACTGGCGAGATAGAACGCGAACGCCAGCCAGCCGAAGTGCCAGCGCCCGTAGATGGGCCCCGGCACGAACGCCGCGATGCAAGCGAAGACGAACGCGAAGCACAGGAGGATGGTGCCGAGCATGGCTTAGTCCCCCGTGAATGTGCTGCCGCGCGGTGCGGGTGCAGTGCCGGCGACGGCCGGCGGCGCGCTCTCCGAGGCTTGCTTGTCGGCAAGCGCCTTGCGCTCGTCGGCTTGTTTCCCCTGCAGCGCAAGACGCTGCTTCTCCGTGGCGACCGCGGCGATCTCGGCAGCCTGCTTCTTGTCCAGGTCTGCCTTGGCCTTCGGCTCCGGCTTGCCGTCGACCAGTGGCAGAGCCGCCTGCTCCTGCTCGTGCCGAGCTTTCATGTCGTCGGCGGCCTTCTTCTCAGCCTCGACACGCGCCTTCTCGGCTTCCGCCTTGTCGCGCTCGATGCGTTTCGGATGCCTGATCTCGATGTCGAGCAGCGCGCGCAGTATCTGCGCCACGGTCGCGTGAAACGTCGGATCGCCAGGGATTGGGTTCGCGAGCCCCGTGCGCAGACGGCGCAGATGCTCGGTATTGAAATGATCGAAGGGTGCAGCAGGTGTCGCTTGATCGTCGGCCATGTGGGAACTCCATTGACAGCCCCATGCTGTCAGGCATAGCCTAGCACCGCTCCCCTCCGGGGGCAATGGCAGTCTGAGCCCCGCCACGCGGCATCCCCTCCCCCCGACACCCCCCGCGTGGCGGGGATTTTTTATGAGCGACGCTTGCTCGGCGTGCGTCTCGAGCGCGCAACAGCGCGAGCGCGCGCAGCGACCTTCTCGTTGTCGGTGTCCTCCACGTAGACCTCGTAGGCCAGCCGCTCGGCGGGCGTCAGCGCCTCCCACTGCCGCCAGTGCAGGCGAGACCAGAGAGCGAGCTTGAGGGGGTAGCCCTTACGGCGACGGCGGCGATGGCGGCGCGGCGTCATAGCCGCGTGGCAGACCGCGTGTGAACAGGACAGTAAGGCTTACCTAACGTCAGGTTGGCAGGGGCACCGCAGAAGTGGAAGTCGGGGTTGCCCACGTTGCCGTGCGGCCAGCGGCAGGTGTCGTTGTCCAACTCAAGGAGAGAACACGGCCGTGCGTCGAGAGCAGGCGTGGTGACAGGATGGTCGACGAAAACTCGTGGCGAGTTTGGATATTGATAAATCGAGCCGCGCTTGATCGGCGGCTTGCGCTTGCTGTGGTGGGAGCGCGTGCCGACGGGGGAGGCGTTCGTGCGCTTCCCGTCCTTATTCTGCGAACGCAAGCCAAGCCGCCCCATCTTCCCAATGACAGCGTTGCGCGTGAAGGCTGTGTGGTAGGTCGCGTTAAGTGCGGCAGCGATACCGCCAGCGCTAAGGCCCTCGGCGACGAGAGTGCGCAAGCGATCGACCAGGGGGGCGGACCAGATGGGGGCAAGGTGGTGCATGCGTCACGGTGTACGGTAAGCGATCGCCCAACGCAAGCTGCGCGGGCCGACGTGCGCGCGACCGTTGTAGTTGCCATCCTCCGTCACCCACTGACCAGACTGATAGCCAACGATGCGCGCGACGTGGTGATGCCCCACGGCGATGCAGCCGACGCACGGACCAGGATGCGGCCGGCCATAGTGCAGCCAGTTGATTGCCAAGTTGTACGAACGATCCGCGACGCCGAGCTGGTGCCGCAAGTACCAGCCGCACCAAGCGCGGGGACGAGGGTCGGCGAAGGTATGTCGCGGCGCGCGAGTGAAATAGTCGTAAGTATCGTAGCGATGCCGCCAGTGATGGTGGTGTCCGCGGTAATGATGGCGCGGGTGCGCAATGGCCAGGGTGGTGAGGGAGACCAGCAGGCAAAGTGCGAGCGTGATAGTGCGAAGCATCGTGAAGCCCCTTGGTGGTGAAGCATAGAGTAGGGCATGAGAGGGTGGGGATGTCAAGTATGATAGGGTACTAATGTTGATTTGAAAAATGGGACGCGGTAAAATTGCCAGGGCACTAAAATTTATTTTTCCGCCGCGATCCCTGGTCCGATCCCGAGTTCGGTAGTATCGTGTGACATATTGTGTATAGGGTGCTAGGGTGGCGAGCGGTAAACCAGCGCTCTAAGCGAATATCCATAGGGTACCACTCGCTAAATGGGTTAGCGCGGATGTCCAGGAAATAGGCGTTTTATAAGGGTTGTTATATATTATATTATACTACTAACTAATGTAATACAGTGTTACACAATGGGGGTCGTCTAGAAAGAGCGATGTGTAATACCTGATTCCGCACCGCGTAGCACACCTCACTCCTCCACATCCAAACACTTTGCCCTCCGTAACACAGTATTACACTTTGTTAGTTCTCCTTAGCCCTTGCAGCGTAACGTTTTTTCTGCTAGGAGGCGTTAGTGTACTCCGTTGATGCTCGCCACCTAGGAGGGCTTAAAAGTGGTTGACTTCACTCGAAAGGACTGGTCCGAGCAGGTCAAACGCCGCGCTCGCACTCCTAAGCCGTCAAAAGCCAAGCGCAAAATTTGGCCAACATACGGCAAAGCTGGTCTGACCATGCTCCAGATTACCAGTCTGCACAGAGCGCAAGACGGCAAATGTGCTAATATAGCGTGTCGCGTGCCTATCGCCCTCACTGGCCGCACTCGCGCGGTGGATCACGACAACGCCGGCAATGTTCGTGGTATGCTGTGCAGGAACTGTAGCCAAGCACTTGCCTTAGTACATAGTGAACCTAAGCGTCTCACTGGCCTCCTCACGTATTTGGAGAAACCACTGTGATTAAGATTGCGTTGGTCGAGCTCGGGCAGAAGCTATTGCGTGAAGCGCCGCTGCCAGAGCTATATTTCAAAGAGTCGTACAAGCGCAGCGTGGCGCTAGTGACTGCGCTTGAAAATCGCCGCCAGTGGCAGTGGAAGGAGCGTAAGCCGAAAAGCAAGCCGACTTTAGATCGCTATTGGAAAATGTTTCAGGAAAAATACGGAATTACGTTCGAACAGCTTGAAGCGATGCACCGCGCGCAAGGCGGTAAGTGCGCTAATCCTGGTTGTCGCTCACCTATTGACCTGCTTGGGCGCGAGCGCGCTATCGACCATTGCCACAAGACTGGACGCATTCGCGGGATGCTATGCCGAAATTGCAACCAGGCACTCGGGCTAGTGTACGACGAAATAAAGCGCCTCGAGGGGCTTGCGTCATATCTACGGCGCACAGACGACTATCGCGCTATTGAGCCTTTGCCGCAATTCGAAAAATTATTTTTGCGAAAGCCTTGACTTCCTTAGTACCCTATACTAATCTACATGCTGCCAACAAGAGGAGACTGCCATGTCACAGCACTACAGCGATCCGTCGCGAGAGTCCGATCCACACGCTTTGCCAGACCTCGAGGTGTTTCAGATGACCGCCGAAGAAGTGGTCACTTCTGGTCAGTACGAAGACGAAATTTTTGAGCTCTGCAAGCGCCACGAATTTCGCTTTGCGGGTTTTAACAGTCGTGATCGGCAGCGCGCGCTAGATGCGCTGATCGAGGAGCAGGGGATCAACGGCGGGTGGTTCTACTGGTATTGTTTTCCAGGGTGCTTGCCCGATAGCGAAGCGATAGGTCCGTTTGCCACGCGGCAAGAGGCGCTCGAGCATTCCGCCATTGACCAAGCGATGAAGGAAGGCTAATGCGCCTCACTCTCTACACTCTCACTGGAGCGGCGATCCTGTTCGCGTACGCCGCTCTCATTTCAAACCTTGTGCCATAGGAGGTGCCACAATCGAGGCTCGTGAGGGGAGAGTGGTCCGTGCCGTACGGCCCCTTGCGAGCCTCAGTGGCGACATGCCGGAGAGAGAAAAACAATGTCTGATTCCGAACACGCTAAAGCAAAAGCCTGGCGCAACCGCCTAGGCTTGACTATGGACCAGCTGGCCGACCTTACAGGCTACTCACGCGAAGCAATTTTCTTGATGGAACGTGGCCTTAATTCCAAGCGCCAGCCGCACGCGGCGCACGCCTGGCGCCGTTACAAGCTCGCGTGCCTGGCCGTGCGCGTGCTCATGCAGTATAATATTGAGAATGTGGATAGGTGGGAGTGGATTTGACAGCGGTCTCGTTAAGTGCATAATGCTCGTTAAAGGGACTGCCATGCGGATCGTTGCGCTCGACTTTGAAACCGAGTTCTCTGACGTTTACAGCCTCAAAAAATTGTCTACTGAGGCTTACGTCAGAGATTCGCGCTTCGAGGCGCTCGGTGCAGCGATCAAGTGGGGACCGGATCATGCCGCCAGATGGTACGACGCGAGACAGCTCAAGCAAGTGCTCGCAGACGAGGACTGGTCTGAGACGGCTATCATTTGCCATCATGTTCAATTCGATGGGTTTATATTGTCTCACCATTTCGGTGTTTCACCGCGACTATGGCTCTGCACCTTATCTATGGCTAGGCTACTGCTTGGCAATCATCTGTCTGTATCTCTCGATAATGTGCGTACTACCTTTAATCTTCCGAACAAGCGCACGCCATACGAAAAATTCAAAGGCAAGCACTGGCGAGAGCTAGACCAGGCGACGCAAGAGGAACTCGCGGAAGGCTGCTGCGATGAGGTTGAGTCAATCTGGACAATCTTTGGCAAGCTCGCCGCGTCCTTCCCCGCCGAGGAGTACCAGATCGTAGACTTGACCGTACGCATGTTTACCGAGCCTGTGCTGCGTGCCGACGTGGAGCTATTGGGCAAAATCTGGAGCGAGGAAAATGTGCGTAAGCGGGAGCGACTTGACGGACTTTGTGTTAGTGCTGCTGATCTCCAGTCTAGCGATAAATTTGCTCAACTTCTGGCAAATGAGGGTGTTGAGATCGCTTATAAGTCTGGTAAAAACGGGCTGATACCAGCGTTCGCCAAGACTGACGAGTTCATGAGGGAGTTATTGGAAGATGACGATGACCGCGTTAGGGCACTGGCTGAGGCAAGATTGGGTATCAAAAGCACTCTCTTACAGACGCGAGCGGAGACTCTTGGCTTTATGGCGTCTCGCGGCCCGCTCGCCGTCTATCTACGCTATTGTGGAGCGCACACGACCAGATGGTCGGGTGGAGATAGCAGTAATTTTCAAAACTTTAAGCGAGGGTCCGACATTAGACGCGCCATTATGGCCCCCGAAGGTTACCTCCTCGTCACCGTCGACCTAAGTCAGATCGAGTGTCGCATTCTCAACTATTTAGCGGGGCAGGAAGATGTCATCGAGCGATTTAGAGCAGGCGCCGATCCCTACGTGGGCATCGCTTCTGAGTTCTACGGGAGATCTATTACAAAGGCTGACTCTGCTGAACGCGGCACTGGCAAACAAGCTGAACTTTCCTGCGGCTTTGGCTGCGGATCAGCAAAGTTCAAAGGCGTTGCTCGACTGGGCATTTACGGCCCGCCTGTGCATCTCTCAGACGAAGATTCTCAAAGGGCAGTTGACCTATATCGAAGAACGCACCCACAAGTGGTCCGATACTGGCACGAGGCCGGTAACATCTTAAGCTGGATCAACGGCGGGCTGGAGCGCGAGTGGGGACCGATGCAGATCAAGGACCATCGCGTCTACCTGCCCAATGGGGCGCCGGTCATCTATGACACGCTCTCGTGGCATCACCAGGAGGAGGGCGAGGAGCTCCAGAGCCCGCACTGGCGCTTGAAACTCCGCAAAGGGTGGACAAAGATGTACGGCGCGAAGCTCGTGGAGAACGTCGTGCAGGCGCTTGCGCGCATGGTCATGTCGCAAGCTTGTGCGCGCATCGCTACGAGCTTCAAGCCTGTGTTGTCATCTCATGACGAGTGGAGCTTTCTGGTCAAGGATGACGATCACAAGGACGAGGCTCTGGAGTACATCACTAACGAAATGAAGCGCACGCCGGCATGGTTGCCGGGGATACCTCTTGATTGTGAAGGAGGATTGGGTGAACGATATTCTAAATAAAATTGAAGCGCGCTCAATTCCTGAACCAAATTCAGGCTTTGGCGGCAATGCCGACAGTGTGGGCGTGCTAAACAAATTCGATACTATGTCAGGAAAAGGAGTTCTAAAAATGCCAAGTAAGAGTCCAAAGCAGAAAAAGTTTATGGCTGCAGCGGCGCACAATCCGCAGTTCGCCAAGAAAGCAGGCATCCCGACAAAGGTTGCCAAGGAGTTCCACAACGCCGACCGTGGCAAGTACGGTCATAAGGCCAGCAAGCGCCGTGAAAAGCGCTTAGAAGGGAAAGCAGTATGAGCGACACAGCATTGACTAGCCTGTTTGCGCCGGCACCGACCAAGGCGAACGCGCAAGGTCAAGACGTTACAGAGACCGCCAAGCCAAAGCGCACGCGCACAACAAAGGCGGAGCGTATTATCGAAGCCGTAGCCGCGGATAACAAAGTTCAGCGTAAGCGCCGCACGCGCAAGGCCGTCGACGACCAGGCTATCCTCAAGGCGTGCATGAAAAAACTGCGCCAGGCGCAAGACCCTGGGCGCGTGGTGGCGACGCTTAGGATCATGTTCGAGTGATGACCCCCGACTTTTGGGGCACGGGCTACGGCGAGGACCTGGAGGGGGTCGAGGATGCGCTCGACGACCCTTGCGGCGAGCCGGATCAAGAGGATAACGATGGAGAATGAGCTTGTCGAAAACATAAAAGCTTGCTTTCGCCAATGCAACGCTTTGCGTAAGGGGAACGAGAAGCTAGGGCCGTGGATGTCCGCTGCACTTGAAGATCCGAATGTCTGTGAAGAAATGAAGGCTGATATTCGCGCCTGGTTTGAAGCACAAGAAACCAAATGAAACGCTTAGTCGCCTCATTTTCGCTGTTCAACAAGTGGGCCACCTGCCCGCATCAGGCTTACCGCATGTACATCGCCCGCGATTTGCCTAAAGAGCCCGAGACGCCTGAGATGCGCTACGGCAACGAGGTTCACAGGGCGATGGAGAAGCGCGTACGGAGTAAGACGCCACTGCCCGAGGCCATGCTCGCCTTCGAGCCCCTGGTCGCTCCGCTCGACGCCTGTCACGTCGAGCCCGAGCAGAAGCTAGGCATGACTAAGAGCGGCCGGCCAGTGAGTTTTTGGGACGATGATGTGTGGCTGCGCGGTGTGCTCGACGCGCCTGTGCGGCTGTCAACCGACGCCGCGGTGCTCGTGGATTGGAAAACGGGGAAGAAGCGCGAGGAGCCGTTCGAGCTGGAGATCGGCGCGCTGCTCCTCCAGGCGCATAGGCCTGAGATTACGAAGCTCGTGGGCTGTTACGTCTGGCTCAAGGAGCGGCAGAAGGGCCAGCCGCACGACTTGAGCGACACGGCGAGGACATGGGCGATGGTGCAGTCAATCATGGGCGACATCGAGCACTCTATTGCGACTAATCGGTTCGACAAGACGCCGGGGCCGCTGTGCGGGTGGTGTCCGGTTTTAGATTGCGCGCACAACAGGAGGGGGAGATGAACAGTAACTTTGTCCGCGTGTTTTTGAGAGGCGAGCCCGTGCGCTGGTTCGACTTCCCGCTGGCGACAGGCACGCGCTTTCAGGATTTCGTCATGCAGACGCGCTTTGAGGGCTTTGTGCTCGGCGAGTTCGGCTACATCGTCCATGACGAGATCAAAGCGATGATGCTGTGCAAGGGCGTGCCGGCTCAAGGACTGCAGGTTATGCAGGCAGCGGGGCAGGCATGATTATCGCGCGATACAAAGGTGTCGACTTTCCTCTTTGCATTCTCCGCGCCAAAGATTTTGACGCGATTAAAAAGCAAGTTAGAGATATACGCGGCGTGCCTTGCTACGTTCACGAGCACACTGAGGAAGTTTGGCCTAAGCCTATGCAAGGCGTAGAGCTGATTTGGCGAGAGTGTAGACCATGACCCCCGAGGGCCGCACAAAAGCTGCCGTCAAGAAGTACCTCGCCGCCTTCGGCATCTACCAGTATTGGCCTGTGCCCGTAGGCTACGGCAAGCAGACCGTTGACTGCCTAGCTTGCTGGAACGGGCGCTTCACGGCTATCGAGTGCAAGCGCGAAGGGATCGAGGAGCCGACGCCTCGGCAAGCGGCGGTGATGCGCGAGATGCGCAAGGCCGGCGCCGTCACATACCTCGTCACCATGCGAGATGGAGAACTGCTGTGGATCGAGTTGAGATGAGAAAGCCATGACTCTATGGTGCTGGCTTTTCCACAGGGCGAGCCATTTCAGTATCGAGACACCTACGCGCCGGAAGCGATGGTGCGATAGGTGCTTGGATAGAAGTAATCCGACGGCTGTGGATCGAACTTAGATGACACGTTATTGGTCACGCTTCGATCGCTATCAGCGCCTCTTGCGCGCGTGCATCAAGTTTATTCGCGATCTTGAAAGAGAACCCGTAGACACGCTCGAACACTATCGAAAACGGCAGCGCTTGCTTGCGCGGATAAAACGTGAAATATGATTGCACTCTACCACGATCGGGCTCGCGGGCTTCTGGTCTATCGTACCGGCGAGCCCGATCGTGTGCTGCAGTACATCCCCGAGGCGAAGCGCCTCAATGGCTCTTACGTCGCGGCGCCGGCTACGCTCCACAACGCGCAGTTACTCCGCATCCTCGACTACCCGGTGCCGGGCATTATGGAGGCGTCGGGCTACGACTGGCCGATCGAGCGCGGGCGCAAACCGCTTGCGCACCAGAAGCTCATGGCCGAGTTCATGGTGGCACACCCGCGCTGTTTTAATCTTTCCGACATGGGCACCATGAAAACGCTGGCGACGCTGTGGGCCGCTGATTTCGTCATGCAGAAGGAGAACTGCCGTGCGGTTATCGTCGCACCGCTATCTATCCTACAAAGAGTTTGGGGAGACGCAATATTTGCCAACTTTCTTGGCCGAAGAACTGCGGCACTTGTGTATGGCAGCGCAGCAGTGCGATCCGCCGCTTTGGCCGTTCCCGCCGACTTCTACATTATCAATTTCGATGGTGTGGGAATTGGCGCGCATACCCGTGGGAAGTTCCTTCTCGCCGGGCTGTCAAAGGAGCTTCACGATCGCACTGACATTCGACTCGCGATCGTGGACGAGTGCTCTGCTTACCGAGATAGCCGAACAAAGCGCCATCGAATTGCGCGAGAAATTCTCGGCCGTCGAGATTATCTGTGGCAACTTACCGGGACGCCGACACCGAATGGACCTACAGATGCGTACGGCCTAGCCAAGCTCGCCAACAACGCTAAGGGTGAGTCGTACACGAGCTTTCACAACCGCACCATGATGCGCGTGTCGCAGTTCAAGTGGATACCGCGCGCGGGCTCTTACGAAGCCGCACGGGCGTTGCTGTCTCCTGCGATCCGCTTCGACATCAAGGACGTGTGGGACGGGCCAGAGATGACCACGCAGCAGCGTGAGGTCGCGCTGACTGACGAGCAGAAGCGCGCGATGGGGCAGTTAAAACGCGACCTGCAGATCGTGGTCAAGTCGGGGCATCCCATCACTGCCGTCAACGAAGCCGCAGCGCGGCAGAAGTTCATTCAAATCAGTCTCGGGGCGGTGTATGACGAGGCGCACGATTCGCACGTCATAGACGCAGCGCCGCGCATTGCAGAATTAAAGCAAGTCATTGAAAACGCACCGGGAAAAATTTTGTGCTTTGTGCCCTTTACAAGCGTGGTGAACATGTTATATAAGGAATTGAAAGACAAGGTTTCCTGCGCAGTGGTGAACGGCAATGTCAGCCAACGAGAACGCTCTGAGATATTTTCGGCTTTCCAGCAAAGTCCCGACCCGCGACTTCTCATTGCTGATCCCGGCACAATGGCACATGGGCTCGACCTTTTCATGGCTCAGACGGTTGTCTGGTACGGAGCTACAGACAAGACCGAGCTATATCTACAGGCCAACAAACGCGCACATCGGCCAGGGCAAAAACATCCCGTTACTATAGTGCAACTCGTATCGACTGCCTTAGAGCGTGAGATCTACCGACGTTTAGAAAATAACGAAGGACTGCAGGGACTGCTGCTAGAGATGGTGAGGGAGGGGAAACTGTGAACATCACCGACGCTCAACTGGTCGAGAAATATCTGGAGTTCAAAGGGCTCGTCGCCTCACGCAAGGAAGCGTTTGAGGCCGAGCTTAAGCCCTACGTCGACGGCATGGCGACGATCGAGAACGAGTTTCTGCGCCGTCTGGACGAGCGCGGCGCCGACAACACCAAGACCGAGGCCGGGACCGCGTACAAGTCAACGCTTATGAATGTCAAGGTCATCGACCGCGACGCCTTCATGAAATACGTCTCGACTTATTATAACCAAGGCGGTAGCGATATGCTCATCGTCTCTGCCGCCAAGGATGCCGTCAAGCAATACGTCGAGACTAACAAGATCGACCCGCCAGGTGTCGAGACTTCGCAATTCGTCCGTGTGAACATAAGGCGTTCATGATGGCTATCAAAATTACTAAGTCAACGCCGCCCGAGTCAAAAGAAATTTTGGCAGACGCTATCGTTCGCATCAGCGAAGCGTTTACCAAACTGTCCGCAAGCGGTCTCAACCGTGACGCCATTATCATTCTTCTGCATGACCACACTAAAATCAGCAAGCGTGACATTAAGCTGATTCTCGACTCTCTTTCGCGTCTTCGCGGCTGGTACTGCCGCTAACATTCGGAGGTTCATGAAATGCGTAAGTACGTACTGCTGGTAGCAGCACTGCTAGTTGTGGCGGCCGAGGGGCATGCGCAACAGTCCAGTGCCGTCAACGAAGCCGTGGCATCCGACATCGGTCGGCTCGTCATTCAAAACAACTCGCTTCAAGTCGAGCGCAATGGGCTGCAGACCGCGCTGCGTCAGGCGCAGGAGCGTGTCAAGGAACTCGAAGCCAAGTATGAACCCAAGAAAGAGGAACCTGCAAAATGAACCAGCTCCCTGCACGTTTTCAGAACCGGCAGAACCGCCGCACCGTTGCCGAAGCCGCGGCCACGGGCTTAGGCTCCGCGTCGCCGCCCTACGTGTCGATCAAGGGCGGCTCGTTCACTCTCGTTGACGCCAACGGCGAGCAAGACCCGATCGCCGGCCCGCTCGATTGCGTCATTATCGACACCAACGCTGGCGTGTCGCGCGTGTTTTGGGGCGTGGACGAGCAGGGCCGCCCGAAGCCGTACGACCCGAACGCGGACACTTTCGTCCCGCCCGTGTGCTTCTCGGACAACGGCGTTGGCGCCTCTCGCAACGCTGCCGAGCCGCAGTCGATGAACTGCTCGACGTGCAGGTGGAACGTGTGGGGCTCGGCTACGTCGAAGGTCTCCGGTAAGGGTGTCAAAGCCTGCCAGGCTACCAAGAAGATCGCCGTGCTCGTGCCCGAGTGGGAGTTCCCGTTCCTCTTGCGCGTGCCTGTCATGTCGCATGAGAACCTGCGCGCTTACAGCGCTAAGTTCCAAGGGCAAGAGTTCGACGTGTCGGACGTTATGACCCGTGTCATTTTCGTCCACGGTCAAGTCGGCGAGCTCGACTTCCAAGCGCTCGGCTTCACCGACGACGCGACCGAGGCGATGGTCGACAAAATTCTCACGGCGCACGCCACCGATGGCCTAGTCGGCCGCGGCGACGTGGCGGTGCAGCAGGTGCTCGCGCCCCCCAGGCAGGAGACTGCTGCACCGCTCCCCCCACCTGCCCCTGCAGCGACGCAGCAGGCACCCGCTGCGCAGCCTGTGGGGCCGTTCGCGGCACCGGCTTCTGCGGCTGCATCCCCTCCTAAGCGCACTCGCAAGCCCAAAGAGACGGCACCGGCCGGCAATGGTCCCGCCGGCCCGTTCCCGCAGGCTGAGCAGCCTGCCGACGCCGCGATCCCGCCGTTCTTGCGGCGTGAGCAGCCTGCGGCGCCGGGCATCCAGCAGAACGCGCCGGCACCGAACCCTGAACTGAATAAGGCACTTGAGAGCGTGTTCGGCTTAAAGACGTGAGGTCACATGAAGTCTTTTCAGAAGCGTCTGGAGCGTGTCAAGCGCGACGGCAGCTTGACCACGGCGGACTTGTCAGTCTGGTTCGATCGGCCGTACGCTACGGTGCGCGGGTGGCTCCAGGGTTATGATCCCTGGGGACCACACGGGGAGGAGTCGACGAGGCTCTTAGGGGTGCTTGAGAATGCCATCAAAAAACGCCGCGGCTTCCCCGTCCCCGTGCGTCTGTCGCCCATAGCCCGGCGCGAACATGTCCAGCAGGTCCGATATGCCCTCAACGGTGGACTTTCTCAAACACGTCTTGCCCGATGAGGGATGGTATGTCGCGTTCGTCAAAGAAACAAAAAGACATCAGTGGTTTACAAACACGGATGAGCTGGCTACTGCGCTGCTTGCAGCATCGCGAAGTGGTCAAACGACCTACTACGCTTGCGCGGTATATAAGGATTCGTCTCGCCGTTTTGGAACTAATGCGCGATGCGTTAAGCAATTCTGGCTCGACGTAGATGCGGGAGAGGACAAGCCCTATGCCGACGCTTTTGATGCCGCTCGCGCCGCCAGTGAGTTCTGCAAGCGAACAGGACTCCCCGATCCGGTCTACGTGGGATCGGGTAATGGCATCTATCTTCATTGGCCCCTGGTCGATGCACTTGACCCTGCTACGTGGGCATCATACGCGCGAGGGCTTAAGGTGCTTTGTCAAAGGGAAGGCTTGGAGGCCGATCCCTCTCGTACGGCTGACGTTGCGTCGATACTACGCGCTCCAGGAACTCACAACCGAAAGAACGGACTGAACAAGGAAGTCGTCTGCGGCCCGCTCGTTGGGCCGTACCCGATCGAAGCATTCAAGAGGCTGCTGGAACATGGATCAGAACCACGAAGAACAGCTCCGCGTCTTGCACTCGCGCTTGCAAATACTTCTACAGACGAGCCGCGCTTTAGTGAGCCTATTGCAAGTGCGTGTGGACAGCTTGGAGGAATGCGTAGTTCTCATGGATGTCTGCCGGAACCACTTTGGTATGCCGGCCTTGGAGTCCTCGCTTGGTGCGATGACGGAGAGCAGTTCGCTCATGAGTGGTCCAGTGGATATTCAGGATACACTCGAGAAGAAACTCAAAGTCGACTGGAAAGAGTTCGATCGCTTACGGGAGCTAGTACCTGCGAACACTTCCACTCGCTCAACCCGAAAACTTGCGAAGCATGTCCGCATTGGCAAAAGATCAAAAGCCCGATCTCGTTGGGTCGGGCACAAGAACAAGAAGCGCTGGAAAGTAGCGTTCAAACCGACATCTTCGGCGCGTCGCTCAAAGGACAAGCACAAGATCAGCTAGGTGAACTGCCGCAACTGCCGCATGATTTTTACTGGAGGGCCGATGGCGCGCTTATCACAAAAACAGGCACTACTGGGGGTGCTGTCGATATTGTTGTTAGTCGGTATCCCATCTTTCTTGATTGTGTACAAACTGGCGAAGTGCGAGGCGAGTTTAACCTCATTCTCAAGCAACGTCTTCCCGAGCGTGGGTGGATGGAAATTAACCTGTCAGCCAAAAATATATTCGGCTCGGCCTCAACTGCAGAGCTCGCAGATCGCGGTGCTAATATACACGAGCAGCAACATTTCATACGTTATCT